GCGCTACAGGCCGTTACAAGGGCTGTGAGGGCGTTTAAGTAGTCTAGTAGTAGCATTACCATGGTACTCCTGATGCTTGCGTTGGGTTCTTCTGGAGGTCAATGTTAGCCTGTAGGCTTGCTTCAATAGCGTCCTTGTCAACACCGTCAGCCCAGCACCAGCCTAAAGCTACTTCTTCAGTGATACTGTCGTAAGGAACGTAGTCTGAGCTAGAGGGGTCTGGTGTGAAGCCAGCAGTGCCGTAGCTAGAAGCTGAGTAGGTCACAGCGTCATCGCCAGTGCCTACGGTTTCTGATGCGTTAGCTCGCCAGTGACATACGACTACGCCACCGTCTGCTAGCGTTCTTTCCATTTGGCTTATTTGCCACGTTGCGCTCATGGTGCGTCTCCTGCTTGTGATGCTTCAAAGGCTGCGATGACTTCTGCCGTGTGAACCGCTGCACAAATCGCTTGGACTTCTGCTGACTCGCCGCTGTAGTCCTGACCAGCCGTGATGACGTGCCTGTGGAAGCCAGAGGATAGCTCTACGCCGTCTTCCATTACTTTGGTGCAGGTTCGTACTTGTACTGCCTTGTAGTCGCCTACGATTTCAATCTTGTCTTCTGTTACTACTTTTTCTAATGCCATTTTGTTTCTCCTGTCTGTGCCTACCGTCCGATAGGCGTATGGTTGTTATGCTGCTTGATATGTTAAGTTGAAATACATAAACCCTGATCCTGCTAAACCTGATATTACGGTTGAGTTAGTGGCGTTATTTTTTGAGGCAAGAAGAACTATATACGTTCCATTAGGATTACCGTAACCGCCAAATGTGGTGTCATTTGCTCCAAACGTAACGCCGTTGTAATCTATACAAACTAGCTGCGGATACGCACCTACGGAATTAAGTATTGTGAAAGGAAGATTCGTGATATGGAAGTCACCAGTTCCACCACTTATAGCTGTCCAGCTTAAAAGACCAGAAACATAAATCATTCTGCCTACTTTAGTATATGTCCCAGCCTGAGTAGTGTAAGTAACAGATGGAGCAGTAGTTGCTTTGGACAACACAGGAGTCCAAGTCCCCTCCTCATAGTCTTCCAGCTTATTTGCCGCTGCCGTCCCGCCTAGGTAAGCACCGCCTGCTAGGTAGAGGTCTTTGAAGCGGGCGCTTCCGTCACCCAAGTCAATATTGCCATCAGAATAAGCACCTGTTGCGGTACAAGGCGATATCTCTTGGTTATCTCCGTCAAAACGTATGCCACAATCTGTTGTATCGTCTGCGGCAATGTAAAGAAGGTCTTCAATATTACCAATACTACCTACGGTTGTGCCGTCTTTTAAAAATAAGGCTATATCGCCATCACTTGTTTTTCTGTTAAGAACTAATGGTCTAGTACCATCAGAAACAAAAGACGCATCGCCTGTGGCGTTCATTCTTATGCCGACAGTAGAATTATCTAGAGCAGTCTTACCCACCAGTAGGTTCCCACTGGCATCAATGCGCATGCGTTCTGCTTGACCACCACCAGTAGCGCCAGTGTCAAACGTCATGTGACCACCATCGTCTGTTGCGATTGATCCAACACCGTTTGCACCACTGTTTACAAGCATTGAAAAACCAGCGGTTGTAACGTCTGACGAACGAATGACAGAAAATGGCGTAGATCCTGCAACTACAAACTTCCCGTATGTAGAAGGTGAGGATTCGCCGATTCCCACGGAGCCTGAATAATCAATAACCATCCTGTCAGCAATCGTCCCACTAATTTCTGTCTGGAATCTTAAATCACTATTAGTAGGTGAGTTTTTAGTGGCGTAAATACGAGATTCCGCGCCGCCCTCTTCAAATGTAAGTTTAGGAGCTGCACCAGTTGCCCCTGAAAGATGTAAGGCAGTGGCAGGCGAACTCGTCCCGATTCCCAAGTTGCCATCTGCTGTCAGCTGCATTTTTTCAGTATTGTTCGTCAGGAATCTAACTTCATGATTTGTCGTTGTGCCGAAGGTGATGGCGGTGTTTGCGTCATCGTAAGCAATTTTTCCTGCGACTGCGCCGCCCGTTCGTTGAAAAACTAAAAGAGGCGTGTCTACGTTAGCGTTGGCTGTGAAGGTGGCAACAGTTGATCCTGAGCTTGCCCCGTCTACAACAAGCCCATCCGCCGTGACGCTGCCCGTTACATTCACATTGCCTGTGACCTGACCCGTAGTTCCATCGCTGTATATGCTAAGGTCTGGGCCAGCGCCGAAGATGGCTTTGCCGTTGTCAGCAAAGGTAACGTCGCCACTGGGGTTAGTCCCAAGCTCTAAAACAGTACCACCACTGTCTTCCGTGTACAGCCTCTTGTTAGTTAAGTCTACGGCAAGCTCTCCAGCTACCAAATCGGAGGCTGCGGGAGCACCTGAGCCGCTTTTAGTTACAATTGTTGTAGCCATTATTTAATTCCCTTGTTAGTAAGTGCCGCCTGAGAGCGTACCAGTTGTCATGTTGTCTGCGTTCAGAGTTGAATCTGTCTGTAAAGCTGAAGCAGCTAAAAGACCCTGAGCAGCAGTAGCGTAAGCAGTAGCAGCAGTCGTAGCCGCTGTGCCTAAACCTAAGTTAGTTCTAGCAGTCGCTGCGTTAGCCAAGTCAGACAGGTTGTTAGCTTTTAGTGCCGAAGCCGCTAAGGTATCCGATGCAGCCGTGGCGCTTCCTGCCGCTGCGGTTGCACTTCCTGCTGCTGCCGTTGCGCTGTTAGCTGAGTTTGTTGCGCTAGTTGCCGCCGCTGTTGCACTGTTAGATGCGTTGGTTGCGGAGGTTGCAGCGTTGGTCTCGGAAGTAGCAGAAGCTGTAGCAGAGTTACCAGCATTTGTTTCAGACGTTGCAGCATTAGTAGCCGAAGTGCTGGCTTCGCTGGCCTTAGTTGTTGCTGTAGTTGCACTTCCTGCGGCTGCTGTTGCGCTGGTTGCTGCTTCGCCTGCTTTGGTTGTAGCTGTGGTGGCGCTACCCGCTGAACTGGTGGCACTGGACGCTGCGTTGGTTTCTGAGGTAGCCGCATTGCTTTCACTCGTTGCTGCGTTAGTAGCACTGGCGGATGCTTCCCCTGCCTTAGTTGACGCTGTGGAGGCGCTGGTGGAAGCGTTACTTTCACTTGTCCCAGCGTTAGTGGCGCTGGTTGCTGCATTAGTTGCGCTAGTCCCCGCTGCTGTAGCACTACCAGACGCACCTGAGGCGCTTGTGGCGGCTTCTGAAGCCTTAGTAGTAGCTGTAGAAGCACTAGCCGCTGCGTTCGTCTCTGACGTTCCTGAGGCGGTTGCAGAGGTTGCTGAATTAGTCGCGCTTGTGGCTGCGTTGGTCTCACTGGTTGCGGCAGCAGTTGCACTATTGCCAGCGTTAGTTGCACCTGTGGATGCAGTCGTTGCGCTGGTGGCTGCTGCGGTAGCACTATTAGCCGCTGCGGTAGCGTCCGCGCCTACCCCTGCTTCGCTGTTAGCAGCGTTAGTTGCACTTGTGGCCGCTGCGCTTGCAGAGGCTTCTGCTTCATTTGCTTTTGTAGTAGCAGTTTGAGCATATAGTGCTATTTGACTGGCGTAGGCATCTGTACTACTGTCCCCAGACCCTCCGTCCCCTCTAAATATCGCCATACTTGCTCTCCACTGTTACTAGAAAAATAAACAAATAAAAAGTGAGGTACTTGCCCTAAGGCTTTCCCTCACACATATTTTTATAGATTAAGCGGCTACAGCCAATACAAAACCTGATTCTGGACGTAACGTCTTAACACCGTAGAGCGTGTCTGCGGTATAAAGCGTACCCAAGAACTCTTGCTTGTACTGAGTCTGTGAGCGGATGCCCTGCTGTTCAGCCATAACCATCGTGTCCTTATGGACAAGGAAGGCAGCTTTAACAGTGGTGCTGTGAGTCAGAGGACAGTTGCTGGTTACGAATACGTCAACGCCGTACAAGTTACCAATCTTACCGTTCTGAACGCCACGACCGTCAACAAAGTCTGAAGACACATAACGCTCAACACCCATGATTGCATTACGGAGTGAAGGAGGTACAACAAATGAACGATTGTCCATCGGTACGTCTGCATCATCCATCTTCTGAATCAAAGCTCGGAAAGCATTATCATTAAAGTCTGCGGTTACGCCTGCACCAGCATAGGCAGCAAGCCCAGTAGCTGTAGGAATAAAAGCAGCACTGGTGTTCCAAGCAGAACCGTTACCGTCACCAAAGGACTTGCCCAAAGTGAAGAGGTCGTTGTCCACTTGCTTGGCAAGGGCATAACCTGCGTCACCAGTGTAGAACTGTCGTAGTGAAGACAAAGCTTGTGCTTCGGTGATGTCTTCAATCATGCGAGAGTATTCAAAATGCTTGTCAATAATGACTTGCACTTCACTCTCAGTGTCTGCCTGAATCGTTACAGCAGTCTTTGCTGCCTTAGCAGTAGCAACGCCACGGGTAGGCTTAGGAATGTGAATGGTGTCCCCTTTCTTACCTACCATTGCCATCTTCTTAACGAGATTAGCAAGAACTAGGTTAGCCTGATAAGCAGCAACGATTTCGTCACTCCAAATCTCAGGGATAAATGTAGCGGCGCGAGCATTGTCTACCGCACCTGTTTGACTGGGATATACTGAAGTAGCCATTTTAAGATTTCCTTAATAGATTAGTTTCGTACTCTCCCCTCTTGGTAAGCCTTCATAATCTCATCGGACAATGATTGATACCGCTCAGGGTCTGTACGCATAAGTTTAATAATGTCTGCTCTTCGGTAAATCTTTCTCGTTTTCGTTTCAGAACTACCAGTGGCTGCGCCAGTTGATGCGTTCTTCACAGCTTGCTTACGACCTTGCTTTTCAGCGTTAGCTGTTTGTTGTACGACTTGCTTACGCTCTTTCCAAAGAGTAAACAGTTCGTGTGCAGCTTCATAGTCGTATTGCTTGTCTGCTTGTACGTACAGTTGAGTCCGTATCTTTGAACCTTTAATCCATTCCGCAAACTTATCGTCCGTCAATATGTTTTGCATATCGGGATGATCTTGTTGAAGTTGAGACAGGGCAGTGGTCTTTTGGTACTGCTTACTGATGTTCTCAGCTTCTCTGATCTTTGGATGGTTATCAATGGCTCGTTTAACGGCCTCTTCTGGATCTGAGAAAAAATCCACCTCATCAACAGTTTCTTGTTGCTGTGGTGCTTGTTGGTTTGAGAGTTGTGTCTGAATGTAACTGTCAACAACCTGTCTCAGTTCACCTACTTCAGAGCTTTGACGGCCCAAGAGCTTTTCAGCCTCTTGGTGCATCCGTACTAGATCTTCCGCTGATTTACCTTTGTACTTGTCTGGGACTTCTGACTGAGTTTCCTGCTCTACAGGGTCATTGTCAAAATCATCAGATTGTTCAGGTTCTTGCTGTTCTTCTTCTTCAAGACGCTCATCTAAGAGTGTAGCCATTATTAAATCTCCGTACTAACGTATTATGGAGTGACATGGTTTGTATAAGAAAGGTCTACTCCGAGTTTGCCTTTCTTTCTAGTTTTATCTTCTGTTCCCGCTGTTTAGCCCACTTCATAGTCGCACCTACAAAATCCCCACTAATGGGGTCAAGTGAGCAGCGGACAGGAGATATAATTCTAGTTGCAATCTTGTTACATAAACCACAGGTGTGTTCTGTCTCGTCGGAGGCTACTAGGGCCTCCGTAACGTGATTATCAGGGCATCTGAAATCAAAGATAAGACGCATTAAGCGGCTTCTTCTTGATCGTTGTCCTGTGGGTTATTGCGTTCTTCAACAACGCTTTCTAGCTGTGCTTCAAGGTTAAGAACATTAGCCATGATAGCAAGCTGACCTTTACGAAAGAATAAGTCTGTTAAGTCTTTAGTAACCTCAACGGAGTTGACGTTCGGGACGCTTCCTCTGAGATCATTTAAGAAGTATTCCCAACCTTCACTACGGAACATTTCTTGCATACTTCTAGTATAGTCTTCAAATTCTTGATCGTTCACTGTTTCTCCTTTAAAGGACAGATTAAAGTTATGTACTTAATGTACAAGTATATTATACCATATTTTAGACAAAAAGTCAAGTATTATTTTAGTAACCTTTTTTCATAGGTTTCTTTTTAGGCTTGGCTTTACCCGCCGCTTTCTTAGCCGCAGCTTTTCCTTCCTTTGTGTAGGGATACTTTTTCCCTTTGACCATTGGCATTACTTTTTCCCCTTTTTAGTTGTCTTAGCTGCTTGTTTAAAAGCTTTGGAAGTAGGAGCACCTTTAGCGCCCTTCTTTCTCATCTTCTCTTTACTACCCGCAGCAATACGTTTACGTTTAGCATGGATGTTATCGTAAAGACCAGCCACTACCATTTCTCCTTGTTGGCCCAATAGGCCGCTGACATCTTACCCTTTGCAATGTTCTTTGCATGACGAGCCTTAAATGACTTGCGTCGGGCTTTCTCTTTATCAGATGCAGGGGCTTTACCCGCA